ACCAGTCCAAGGACAAAGGACGGCGGTAAATACTGCCCTGCCGCAAAAGTCGCAACGCTCGACGCCGCTCGACTCATGAACCATGCCGCCCTCCTTTCCGACATACTCATGAGTATGTGCTATAATACCCCGTCAGGGGTATTATGCGTTTAACAGGGGATTTTTATTCGTAAGCTTTAATTTATATTCATTTTGGATATTATCCCCCGTTCTTTGTCTATATTTTATACAAGTTGAATAAGTAAGTCAAGATGTTTTTATATAAAATATTGTTTTTGTATATTTTTATGCTATAATCATACATAAGGAGGTGAACATGATGGACTATTCTATTCCCGATAGACTTCGCGCCGCCCGCAAGGCTCTTAAGCTGAACCAGACGGACTTCGCTAAGGCATTCGGCATGTCGCAGGGCGGCTATGCTCAAATTGAAAACGGCTCTACGCCTATAAAGGAACGTATAATCAAAACAGTTTGTAGCATTCATAACATAAGCGAGGAATATTTACTGCATGGCACCGGGGAAATGTTCGTTGACCATGCGCCGGAAATCGTCGAACGCATGACCGAGGAATTTTCTTTGGATGAGCAGGAAAAGCGTCTGGTCTTGACCTTTCTCGAATTTCCTCCGGATAAGCGCAAGCAGATTATCCGCCTCATGGATGATTTTTCCCGCGGCCTGCATAAGCACGATGAAGAACTTACCACCGAGGAAAAGAAAAAGTTGGTCTGTGATGAGCTGGATGCAGCGGACGCTAAAACCAAGTTGTCAGCTTCCACTTCTTCAAATGGTACCTACGACATGTAAATTAAGCACGACAAAAGCCCCGCCAGTGAGCACTCCATAACTCACAAGCGGGGCTTTTTGCCGTGTGTAAAAATATCTTAGGGGAAAGTAGGAAATTTCAAAGTGGCATCCGTAACCACATACATATTATAGCAGGCCATGATGGCCATGGACTCTATAGAGTTGGAATTTTTTCTGCACGAAAGTTGGAATATTTTTATATACGAAAAAAGCCCTGCCACAGTTTCTATACTGTAACAGGGCCTTTCTTTATGACACGAGTTCGCGCGGGTATTCCCTTGTAAACTCTATGGTGTAGCTTTGATGGTGCGCTCGGATTAAAACAGGCAGTGCTACACGATAGCAAACGACAATCCTATCAACATATACATCTATACGCTTTACAAAGTTTTCCAGTATCTGCTTGGTCTCTTTTACGCCGCCCGCTTCCAGCAGCGGCAGGAATTTCAGCTTGATATACTTTACCACTTCATCGACTGGCAATAAATCACCTCGGTTTTCAATCAGTTCTTTCATGGATGCCCTTAAGCCCATTATCCTGTCTTTCAGCTTTTTCATTCTCGCCCGGTCAAATTCATCTATTTCCCCGTCCTCAATAATATCATATAGCCTATCGAGGGCACGGGTGCACTTCCGTTCTTCCGCCTTTAACTGTTCCACCTCTGTCTGGCTATTTACATAGATGGCTTCATATTTCTCCTGAATCATGACCACCAGTCTTTTTAGCAGCAGTTTGTTTAGCAGTGTCTGCTTTAGCTTCCCTAGTATGAATTGTTCCAGCGACCTGGCATGTATAAGACGATTGGAACATTTTTCATAACCATGGTTCGCCTTTTTGCAGCACCTGTAATATTCCCGCACTTCTATCCTTCTAGTTCTGTTTCGTGCCCCGCTCATCGCGGCCCCGCATACACCACAATATACCAAACCGGATAACAGGTAATTATATTTTGCCGTTCTCGATGCCCCGCGCCGCTTATTTATTCGCTGGCGTTCCTGCACCTTCTCAAATAGTTCCTTGTCTATGATTGCAGGGCACCCATTCTCCACGATAATCATTTCATCATGGTCTTCGCGGTGTGAGTTCCTTCGCCCATCCGGATAAGGTTTATTTTTCCCAAGGATGCAGGTACCTATGTACCGCCTATTGTTTAGGATATCGTGCAGGGTTGGTTTCCCAAATTCTGCCCCTCGCCTAGTCCTATACCCTCGCCCGTTTATTTCCTGCAATATTTCTGTGTACGAATCACCCGCGGCGTAGCGGTCAAACATGTACCGGACGGCGGCCGCCTCATATTCGTTGATGACATACTTTTTATTTTTGTCTATATCATACCCATAAGCTGGTTTTCCGCCCGTTATCTTGCCCGCCAGCACGTTTTCTTTTAGGCCCTTCTTAACTTCCCTTGACAGGTTGCGGGAATAATAGGCCGCCAGTCCGACCAGTTGATTTTCCATCAATGCACCTTCCGGCGATGTGGAATCAAAGGCCTGCCCTGAATACTCCACCGTCACATTGTGTTTGGCCAACTCTCGCTTATTGTAGTAGTAATCGAACTCATTGCGGCCATTGCGGTCAACCTTGTGGAAAATGACCACCTCGAAAAGTCCGATGGCGGCGTCTTTCATCATCTGGCGGTATGCGGGCCGTGCGTCATTGGTTCCCGTGAAAGCTTCATCGGCGTATTCCTTTACGATGGTATAGCCTTTTCGGCGGCAGTATTCGCGGCTTGCTCTCATTTGTGCCACGATGGATTCCGCCCGCTGGTTATCCGAGGAATATCTTGCATATAGGGCTGCTATCATCTGTATTTCCTCCTATTCCATAAAGCACTTACTTAAAATTATTATTATATTCTCCGTGCTCCGTTAAAATCCTTCTTTGCAATAAAAGGAGGGCTTGGCCACGCCTTGCCCTCCTTGGTTACTTTTGCCTATAAATTATCATCCTGTCCACTACAAAAACACAGGTCATGCATGGCCATGAGTTTTTGTATTTCCTACGGTGGACTTTTCACCATTCGGCCACGGTATACGTTATCGCGCCGCCTTTTATATTTTTCCCGTCCATGAAAAGCTGGTACTCCATCCGCCGATTCTGATAGCCAAGGGAATAATATAGCTTATCGTCGGCATATACGGCTCCAACCTTCACTTTATGGTCTTTCCTCAAGTTTATTTTATACACGCCTACATCATGCTCTTTGTTTTCCGGTTGTTCGGCCACTATGGTCTTGTCGGATTTCTCGATGGCCGCCTTGGGAAGTGTTTCATCCTTTTTCTCTATGCGAGTTTTGACCTGTTCCGCCGCATCCTTTGGAGTGTCGGCTATCACCTTAAATTCTGCTGCAGGGTTCACGGTGCCAGTTTGTGCCCGTTCAATTATTTTGACGGTCTCCTTGGCCTGCGTTTCTGGGATTTGAAAATGATTGGTCAAGTAGTAAGGATTTTTTACCTGTTCCGGCGTGGCCACTTCGATTTTCTCCGGCGGTTCCTTATGATGCCAGAGGTAAAAACAAAGTCCTGCCAGTATCATGGCCAGTATGGCCATCACTATGGCAAAAATCTTCATCCTCTTGTCCGTTTCCATAACCTACCACCTCATCATCATCATCATCGAAGCGGGGTAAAATATCCTCGCCAAAAACCTCATTGAGTTCTTCCGTCCGTTTCAGTAAACCTTGATAAAATTCTTCTTCTTCCTGCTCATAGGTGTCCAATTTGACCTCCTTAGTAGATAATATTCGCGTCAAAGTGTTCCGTCTTGCTGGCACCCGGGATATATGCAGCATCTGTGTACTGCCACATATAACCACAGATACCATCTTGCCCATCGCCTACTACCGGTTCTGGGTCATCGCCAGTATACCAGGACGCATTCCATACGGCACGGCCAATCCCTTGCCAATCAATGAGATTATAAAGCCATCCTTCGCTGGCATAGATGCCACAATCCAATCCGATGGTTTCCACAAAGTTGCTGCAGATGGCCGTGCAGTTGTCAGCGGAAAAATCAAATCCGTGCTTCCGCTTGTAGCCGTCGGCGTCTTCCATGTCGTAGAATACAGGCAGTTCCAGCAACACGCCAGCTTCATCAATGGCCGCGCGGCAGTTCTCCGCTTCTCTGATTGCCTGCTCCGGCGTCAACGCATAGCCGTAATGGTAGGCGCCGCACTGAAGGCCTGCGGCGTGTGCACGGGTAACATTGTCCAGGAAATATTCGTCACGGGAGTTTTGCCCGTAACTGCAGCGCACCATGACGAAATCATAGCCTGCCGCCTTAACCTTGTCGAAATCCACATAGCCATTGTTTTCAGATACATCAATACCACGCATCATAATTTAGTTGCTCCTTTCTTCTCAAGCAGTTCATGTAATTTTTCTGCTTCCTTGATTCCTGCCGCCTGCAGGTTTTCCAGTATGGAAAGAAATTCTGTTACGGCCAAATAGCCAACTGTGAGAATTACCGCGAATTGCGGATTGCCCATCGTCTTGAATGTGCCATCCAGCAGGGCGGCGCAAAATGTAAATACCATGTAAACGGCTATTTTGCCCAAAAATCTGTGCTTCATGGCATCGCTTTTAATATATCCAGCACGGCGGGCCTTCCTCATGGCCATCAATACCGCCCATGCGCTCAAATCTTCTTCCTCGTTGTCTACGAGGTACTGGCGGGAAAGCTGAAACCACTTTGTTAAGAGGTCAATCACCACCAACGCCACAAAGATGGTCAAAAGCCTGCCATGATACGACAGCAACGCCCCCACCACCGCCGACATTACCAGCTTAATCCCCCATGCGGTCATAAGGTTGTCCAACGCATGGGCCACCGCTTCAAATAACTGTGAAAAATTCATTTTCTGCCTCCTAATGGGGAGGATTGCCCTCCCCTTCTGCACTCACTTCTTGGCCAGGTATTCCTTGACGGGCTTCCTGTATTCTTCCGGCAATGATTTGATGGTTCTAAGGCCACTTTCCACCAGATATGCGTAAACCGGAATCATGTAGCTATATGCCGTTTTCATTTCGTTTCATCTCCTTCCGCTGCGCTCTGTACGGTGGCCAACTGCTCTGATAACATCGCCACCTGCTCCGACAGGCCCGCAATAGCCTGCATAGCGGCCTGCAATGCCACATCGTTCCCCTGTGATTCCTTTGCCTTCTTCTTGGTAAATTCTTTCATCATGCCCATGATGTTCTGCCTCCTTTAACGGTTGAAAATACAAGCGATGCTTTCCAGATATACGGTATCTGCCGCCCATGAATAGCTGGCGGTGATGGCCGCCCCGGACGGTGCCGTTACGAAAAGCACATTGGTATTGTCCTTGTAGGTGTAATTGTGGACTTCCTGCCCGTCCACTTTTACTACCAGCGTTTCAGATTTGGCTTTGTGTGCCAGATTGAACGCCTGCAGGATTCCTTTGCCCGTGCCGATGGCTTCATCCTGTACCTGACCTTTGTTCTGCACCAAGTCGATACGGACTGCCGCAACGCTTCCCTGCGGGTCTGTATCTTTCGTTGCCTGGTAATTAAACTGGTCATCGACCATGTTGGCGTCCAGCGTGTCCGGATAACGCGCGTCATAGGTCATTTCGACAAATTCTTCCTTCTCCCAATTGTAGGTATAATCTGCCGTGACCACTACGCCCTCATCCGCGTTGAATGTAACCTGCCCGTCCGTGGTCGATAATGCGTAGCTGGTCTGCGCTTGCGCTTCACCATCGAAATAGAGGGTAAAGCCATGGGAAGCGATTTTATCGGTATGCTGCAGGGTTACGGTCTGCGATGCGCCCGTACCGGTTCCCAACAGTTCGCTTTTTACTTCCACAGGCTTGCCACGCATGGAAATATAGGCTTTTACTTCCGTATCGGCTACCACGGGATGTTTTACCATGAGGTGTGCCGCCGTCATGGGGTTGGTGAAGTTGTAGGTCTTGGAAATGCAGGTACCCGTACCCTCGGCAAATACTGCACTATCTTCCACGCGGTGTTTGATGGTAACGCTTCCAAGGGCGGCTTCTGCCGTGCCTACGCTATCAACTGTAAGCACTCCCTTAAACTTGATGGCCACGGCCTTGGTGGCGGGACTGGTGACAAACGATGTGTACTCTGCCCAATCTGTCCACTCGTTTGATTCATTCTGTATGGCCGCCTGCAAGGTTGCCGATGCATTGGCGGTGGCACTCTTATCCACGGTGATGCTCATAATCTCCACAGGGCGGCCCGTAGCCGTCAAACGGATTGCATCCGAAGTGTAGTTAGCCGCCAGCGTCGTTGCGCCAGTACGGCCCGCAAACTGCAAGGATGTAAGGCTAGGCATGGCCATAGCTTCATCATTGGCACTAATGGCCACGAATACATCCGCTTTCTTTCCGGCAAAGACGGCCAGCTTTTCTGCGTCGCTGATGGCTTCCAATTCGGCCTTGGTGTTGCCTTCTTCCAGTACGGATGCCGCAGTCAGTTCCTGCGTGGCCACGGCTTCAAATGCTGACAACGTGGAATTGTAATGCATCCACTCCCCGCCTGCAGGTTTCAGCACATAGCGGGCCGCCGTTCCGGTCGGTTCCGTTGCCGTAATCTGGATGCCCGTAACCGTGGAAAAGTTCGTGGCGTCCGCCTGCGATACATTAGTGGTTTTGATATAACCTGTTCTCATTTTCATGTCTCCTTTGCAATCTTAACCATTTGAGGGTTGACTTGGTGGACTCATACCCGTTGCAATGCTGCATATATCCAAGGAACGAGTCCACCCGCGGCTTTACATCATCCAAGTTGATGCGATTCCACCTAAATTTATAACTTAGGTCTTTGAATCTTAACTTGGCCGCCTTTATATCACGCTTTCGCGGTAAAACATGGGTGGCCCATATCCGATAACCTACAAAATCAACTCCTTTCGATGCCGGGTATATTTGTGTCTTGGGATTCAAGGATAATTTTAAGGTTCCTGATATTAACCATGTCACATCCTCCAGTACCTTCTTTAGTTTCTCTTTACTGTCCAAGATGATGATGAAATCATCCATGTAGCGGACATAGTATTTTAGGCATAGGCACTCTTTTACAAAGTGGTCGAGTGTGTCCAGCACAACATTGGCCGCCATCTGTGATGTGGCCGCGCCTATGGGTATGCCTCGGTCATTGTCGTTGAAACCATAATATATTTTCTCAAGCAGTTCTAATAATTGCTTGTCCCTTACCGTCCGGGCTATCTTCTCCATGAGGTAAGGCTTGTATATGGACGGGTAATATTTAGATATATCGCCCTGCAGCACATACACGCTATCATAGTTTCTTGCCGCCCTTCGCAGGAACGTTTGCGTTCTGGCCTTCGCTGAATGAGTTCCCTTGCCTTGGCGGCAGGCGTAGGAATCATATATGAACTTATTTTCAAACAAAGGCATGAGCACTCTGTATATTGCCATCTGTACTATTCTGTCACGGAATATAGGTGCATGAATTATCCTTCGCTTGACTTCCGTTCTGGCCAAGAACTCTATGTAGCCACCCGGCTCCCACGTTCCAGCTTTTAACGCCCTATGCATATCCATTATTTTTTCTTCGTGCCTACGGCAGAACGCTAAGACTTCCGGCTTTGTTCTGCGGCCCTTTATCGCCTCCTGAAATGCTAAGTAAAGATTCTCAAAAGAAATTATCTTGGAATATAAATCACTGTATGTTATTGGCATGTAAACTCCTAGTAGTTGCTGTGTCTATTGCTATGTCTAATGGCGCGGTTTTATGCCTACTGCGTACTCATCACGCCATGTTATTTATGTTTTCCCTTGTGGGGAAGGAAATGACTCCCAAATAAAAAGGTACTGGATGGGACTGCGTACAGTTCCCAACTTCTGACCAAACTTTATATTTGCCAGGCGGCCGCCGATGTTCGTGTTGGAGTTCGACGCGTCGTTGTTCACGTTCAGGGCGAAAGCACCCGCGTACGCACCGTTATCCCAATTACCGCCTTAATAAAGTCACCCCCTAAAAGGGTTATTGGTTCTTAAGCCAACCACCCACCATTCTGCCGATTTCGTCCACATGGTCCATCCATACGCCAAGTTTATGCTCATCAATATAGTGCATGGCGTAGGATTCGCGGATATAGGTTCTTAAAATCTCTATATCTATGTCCAAATCCTGCAAGGTGGTCTTTTTGTGGTATTTCTTCCCGGCTCTAATGGTGTTTCTCTTTATGTCTATAATTGTTTGCCGAATATCTGCCGCCAATATAAATTTTTCATACTTTGGAAACTGCCGTAATGCTATACGGGTATATTGGTCTAGCTTTTCGATTTTTATTAGTATTTGTAGGTCATTGGTTGAAATTTTTACTTCCTCCTTTCTGGCCGCCGTTATCACGGCGGCTGCAGATAACAGGTTACAGATTTCAGATTACATATTTTGCCAGGCGGCCGCCGACGGGCGTGCTGGAGTTCG